ATCCCCCTGATCGACACGGGCCACAAGTCGCTGATCCGGTTGGGCTGCCTGATCTTGATCGTGCTGCTTCGTCCGGTGAAGCAAGAGAGCTTGACCAAATGAACACCTCTCAGGCCGGCATCGACGCGATCAAGGACTACGAGGGCGTGCGCCTCAAGGCCTATGACGATGGCGTGGGCGTCTGGACGATTGGCGTAGGCCACACCAAGGGCGTGCATCGCGGCGACGTGGTCACCATGGACCAAGTGGACGAGTTCCTCCGTGCCGACTTGGAAGATGCCGAGGACGCAGTGAACAACAACGTCAAGGTGCCTCTCACGCAAGGGCAGTTCGATTCACTTGTCTCTTGGACATTCAATTTGGGGGGAGGCGCTCTTCGCTCCAGCACCATGCTGAAGCTGTTGAACCAAAAGAAATATCAAGAGGCCGCTGACCAGATGCTGTTGTGGTCCAAAGCTGGAGGGCGCGTCCTGCCGGGGCTAGTTAAGCGGCGAGCGGCTGAGAGGGCGATGTTTTTATCCGAAGGCCGCCCATAACTGGAGGGCCGAATAGCTCATGACCTCGTTTGCCGACTTTGTATCGCGCCCACACGGTTTGATAAGAAACGCCGAAGTGCTCCGCCCATGTCTGCAACGGAAGTTTCTGCCCATCGTATTCGTAGAACAACGTGGTGCGCCGGTTGCGCACTTGCTCCTGCTTGGTAGCCCACCGGCAGTTCTCAGGCGAATAGCCTTTTTCGTTGTCTCGGCGATCAAGCGACGTGCCGGTTGGCCGCGGCCCCATATCGGCAAGAAAGACAGCGAAATCGTCCCACTGCGAGCAAATTGTGATGCCACGCCCGCCGTAGTCCTGATACGCAGCGTCGTCCGGATTCGTGCATCGCTGACGCATAGACGCCCACGAGTTGAATTCCTTCGTTCCAGCGCCTCCATGCTTAAGGCGTGCTTTCGTATCGTGCCTGAGGCAACCGCAGGATTGCACCGTCCCGTGTACGACGCTATAGCCAAAGACGACCTTTTCAACGCCGCAGTCGCAACGGAAAAGCCAGCGCGCTTGCTTGTATCCGGGAGCATTTTCAACTCGACGGATGCCTGTCATTCGAGCGAACTTCTTACCAGTCAGATCAAGAGCTTTCATATGTCTTTAATCTTACCGCATTTATCCATGAAGTGGTGCACCTACTGCGGCATGCAGGGCCACAGCGCCTCTGAATGCACCAAGCGCGTCATGTGGAGGCTGGCATGAACCCGTATGTCCTGCTGGCCCTTGTGATCGGCTGGGGCGCTTCCGTGGCTGGTGCTGGCTGGTACGGCATGGGCCTCGGTGAAGACCGGATCATCGCCAAGCAGGCCAGCGACGACAAGATCCGCCAGGAAACCCGGGAAGCAGCCCAGCAAGGAGCCGCAGATGCAATCGCCAAACTCAAGCCGGTCAACACGACCATCGTCCAAAAGACCCAGCGCGAGATCCGTGAAAATACTGTCTACGCTGAGTGCCGCGTTCCTGCTGCAGGGGTGCAGCTTGCCAATCAAGCAATCACCGGACGGCCAGCCGAGCCCGCTGGTAGTGAGCAGTTGCCCGCCGCCAACGCCCCTAAGCGATGACTCCATGGGAGCGCTGCTGGCGAAGGTGGTAGAGCAGGGGAATGCGTACCGTGAATGCCGCGAGGCTGCGCTTGCAGGCCAGCCAGTCCCGAAGGCTGATTACTCGCTCTGGCCGAAGCGCTAGTCAGCCACCTCGTCGCCGAACTTCGACGCCACATAGGCACGCATCGCCGCAATCAGCGGCGTAGGGCCTTCTTGGCGCTTTCCGGTGAAGCCGTAATACCCGGTGTCGTTGTCCAAGGAGGCAGTCCAGCGCCAATGATCTGGCGGCACACCTGGCTCAGACCACTCCGCCACCTCAAGCACATTGATCCGCTCGCGCTCGATGATTGGGCCGCCCTGCGCCCAGTCGTCGTAAGGTCGGAACGTGTACCCGAATTCAACTACGCAGTCCCCGCCTTCAACCTTGGGATGCGCCAAGCCCTCGGCTTTCGCCACCCAATAGCCTAGTAGGGCCCCGGTCAGTTCTGCGGTCTTCATCGTTCTATCCTATTCTTTCTGCGCCTGCATTGCGGGCGGGGAGGGTCAGCCAACCGAGCGAGCCTGAATCTCTGCAGCGATCTGTTCGGCTTCGTAGCTCTTGTCAGACCAGCTGATGGCGATGTTCGCGCAAGCTTCACGCTCTAGGCTTATGGCTTTGCGCGCGTAGGCTTCTGCGTACTCTCGGGCCGCTTCCTTGGCGTGCTCCGAAAGCCCAACAAAGCTGAATGGCATCAGACCGTGTTCGGGCAGTCTTGGGTCGTGCCACCCATCTTGTTCAACTTGTGTCATCTCAATCCTCACTTCTTTGGTTAGAGGGTGGAGGGGGAGGGGTGGAGGGTCTTGGGCTTGCGAAGGCCTGATTCGACCTTCTTCCACGAATCCACCTCCAGCGCCTCCCCATAGTTCTGGCCGACCTTCACAAGCACGCTGTAGTCAGCATGGTGTGTCTCGATCACCGTTGCCGCATTGCAGTGGACGCCGCCCCTGGATGAACGGGCGGGGACATTGACTGGCTTCCCGCCATTGGTGGCCGCTTCCATGATGGCTCGCGCCAGATTCCTGCCGAACTCCGGATCATTCTCGATGAACGAAAGCGCATCGTTCAGCACGACAACGGTAGTGTTGTAGCCCATTTTTAGGTCACCTTCTTTGGAATGGCGCGAATTCGCCAGAGGAGAGCGGAAGGCCAGAACAGGCCAAACCGGGAATATTGGAAGTGGCCGGAACCCGCATGGCTCAAGGGTTCCGTAACGGGCCTGGTCGGCCGGTATTCCAAGCGGTAGGAATGCACACGTAAGTGATTGATTTCATTGGGCCGCGATTGCCGGTATTTGCCTGTACCGACGACCCCTGAAATTAGTCCTAAGTTGTTGATTCCAAAGAGAAAAACGCCATCAATTGCTACATGCGCATGTTGCATCTCGTCCGGCCCTGGAACCCGCATGGTTGCTGGGTGCGGTAGGAAATCGGTAGGAATTCGGTAGGAATCAGCCAATTTTGACCTTCTGGAATTCTGCGCCACGGTTGTTCGCGTAGAGGGCTGCCGTCTCATCCGTGGTATGCCCGAGCAACGCCTTTGTATCAACTCCGCCTTGGGCCATGTAGGTGCGTTTGCACAGGCTGCGCAGCTCATGGAAGGTCGGCAGATTCTTCCCTTCGCCCAGCGCCTTGACCACGTATTCCGTGAACCGTCCGCTGATCGTGTTCAGGGAGATTCGCCGGCCGGGTGCGCTGTTGCTGGTAGGCTCGGTCTGGTGCACCATGTACGGGCTGACCACGCCGGTTCGCCTGCATTCCGCGATGGCCTCCTTCAGGCTCATCTCCATGAACTGGGAGTACAGAGCCAGCGGGATTGCGATCTTCACGTCGCCCCGATTCTTCAGCGGCTCGACCAGTAGATGGTCATCCACCACATCCGAGAACTTCAGCGCGGAAACGTCCTCCCGGCGTAGGCCCGTGACCATCGCCAAAAGCACGGCATTGCGCAGCCACGTAGGGGCGCCCGGCATCTCGGCCCAGACCTTCAGGAAGGTTTCGTTCGTGAACCGCTTACGGGCCACCACCACCTTCTGCGCCTCGGTCACCTGGGCCGGGTTGGTCTGCATGTGCCCTTTGGCGATAGCCTTGCTGAAGGCCGCCTTCATGGCTGAGCGGCAGGCTTGCGCAGTACGGGCGCCGCGGGTTTCCCGGATGTTGTCCAGCGCCTTGGCCGTGTCGTGCACGGTCAACCGGCCGAGGGCATGCCCCCCGATCTCGGCTGAAATGGCCTTGATCGAGGTTCTGTAGCTGCGTAGGGTGTTCTCGGCGTACTTGAGGCCCTTGACCCACTCGTCGAGCCATTCGCTGACCGTCTTGTCCTTCTGTTCCAGCCGGTCGAGCAGCCGGGCCTTCCCGATCTGTCCGGCGGCCCACAGGTTGGCCTCCATGGCCTGCATGCGAGCGTCAGCGAGCGGAACGCGGCCGATCTTCACGTAGGTCTTGGTGAGCGGATTGAGCCACATGAAGTAGCCGGGCCGGGACTCCAGGAGCCCGGTCGGCCATTCCTTGCGGCCTTTGGCGCGTGGTCGTGCAGCCATCACGCAGCCTGCAATCTGCCGAGCAGGGTAGTCCGGCTCACCTCAGCGATGTGGCGGGCGGTCGGATCGACGTAGTAGCTCCGACCCACCTTGACGGGCGCGGGGACAATCCGCCCCTCACGCACCCAGAGGCGCAGGGTCCGGTCTGCCGGTGGCGGGCTGAAATGCGATGCCGCCCAGGTTGCTAGCGTGACTTTCATCCTCCCTCTCCCCTACAAGTAGAACGCCCGATAGAGGCGACAACCTCCCGAACGATTCGCCGCGCGTCCAGTCGGCTGGCAAACCACCGACTCAGTTTCTTGTCGTCGTCCTGCAGCAGGCCGGGCGGCCAACCAGTGCGCTCAGGTTTTTCCATGATGACCTCCATCACCCCGAATAGCAGCGGCAGCGCGCCTCAGGGCAGTGTTGAAAAGGTTCACGGTTGACCAGTGGTTGCCGCGGGACAGCGCCTCTTGCGTGCTGAGATGCTCTGCGGCCTGGAATTTCCCGAGAGCCTTCTTTTCTTCGCTCAGATCCTGAAGCGCATCGCACTTCTTCGCCGCCCTCTCAGTAGCGTCAAGCATGACTTGGCGTACCTGGTCGGCGGTGAAGAGGGTGGCGTGCGTTGGGATGTAGCTGCTGCTGAGGACGACCAAAAAGCCGTCTGCATCGACAGTAGCAACCGGCTCCGGCATCAGCGCCTCGAGGTCTGCGGGGAGGG